CCTGATGGGCGAGGCGGGACCAGAGGCGATCATGCCGCTGTCGCGCGGCCCTGACGGGCGCTTGGGCGTGCGCGCGGCAGGCGGGGGCGGGGCGGTGAACGTGCATTTCAACATCCAGACCCCCGATGTGGCGGGGTTCCAACGCTCGCAAAGCCAGATCGCGGCACAGATGGGCCGCCTTCTGTCGCAAGGCAATCGCAACCGCTGAAAGGGGGCACAAAGTGGCATTTCACGACATCCGATTTCCCGCCAATCTGAGTTTTGGCGCACTTGGCGGGCCAGAGCGGCGCACCGAAATTGTAGAGTTGGCCAATGGCCATGAGGAACGCAACACGCCCTGGGCCGCATCGCGCAGGCGCTATGATGCAGGCATGGGCCTGCGCGCGCTCGATGATCTGGAAGCGATGGTCGCGTTTTTCGAGGCGCGCCAAGGCATGTTACATGCCTTTCGCTGGAAGGATTGGGGCGATTACCGGTCTGCCCCCGCCTCGAAACCCATCACAGTGTTTGACCAGCTTCTGGGCCTTGGGGATGGCACAAACCGGGTGTTTCAGCTGCGCAAGGCCTACCGTTCGGGGGCGCAGACGATCTGGCGCGAGATTGTCAAACCTGTGGCGGGGTCGGTTCTGGCCGCGATCGGGCGCGATGAGATGAGTTTCGGGCTGGATTATGAGGTCGATGCCGCAACCGGCCAGATGATATTTGCCCGCCCCCCCGATGCCGGGGCCGAAGTGCAGGCCGGGTTTGAATTTGATGTGCCCGTGCGGTTTGACACCGATCTGATCCAGATATCGGTTCGCCAGTTTCAAAGCAGGCGAATTGCCACGGGTTCCGGTGGTTGAGGTGCGCTTATGAGTATTGCTGCACATCTGGCGTTAGGGGCCACGACCATCGCCCGCGCATGGGCGCTGACGCGCGCTGACGGGGTGACTCTGGGCTTTACCGACCATGACCGTGATCTGGGTTTCGACGGGGTGATTTTTCGCGCCGATGCGGGCCTGAATGCGCGCGCGTTGGAGCAGGTCACAGGGCTGGCGGTCGATAATTCCGAGGCGGTGGGTGCCCTGCGCGATGCGGGCCTGAATGAGGGTGACATCACGGCTGGCCGCTATGACGGGGCCGCTTTGCGCATATGGGAGGTGAACTGGACCGATGTCCCCCAGCGCCGCATGATCTTTCGCGGCACATTGGGCGAGATCACGCGCGCAGGGGGGGCGTTTCGTGCGGAATTGCGCGGGCTTTCGGAACCCTTGGGCCAGCAGGGCGGGCGGGTCTATCACGCGGCCTGTGCGGCAGTGCTGGGGGACGCGGCATGCGGGCTTGATCTGGAGACGCCGGGTTATAGCGCGCAGGCGCAAGTGCTGCGCGTGCAAGACGGGCAGCATTTCCACTTTGCCGGACTGGATACGGTCGCGCCGGGATGGTTTGCGCAGGGGCGGCTGAGCGTGCAAGGGGGTGCCGCGTTGGGGCTGGTCGGCCATATCCGCGAGGACCGTATGCAAGACGGCGCGCGCCTGATCTCGCTTTGGGACAGTTTGCGCGCACCTGTCGCGCCCGGTGATCCGGTGCGGCTGGAGGTGGGCTGTGACAAACAGGCCGCAACCTGCCGTCAGAAATTCGCCAATTTCCTGAATTTTCGCGGCTTTCCCGATATTCCGGGCGAAGACTGGTTGATGGCCTATCCCAAGGCGGGCCAGCCCAATACCGGCGGCTCGCGGCGCGGATGAGCGGGCAGGCAGATATTGTGGCGCATGCGCAGCACTGGATCGGCACACCCTATCATCACCGCGCCAGTCTGCGTGGGGCAGGGGCCGATTGTCTGGGCCTGATCCGGGGCATCTGGCGCGCGCAATGCGGGGCAGAACCCGTACCCGTGCCGGATTATTCCCCCAGTTGGGCCGAGGCGGGCGGGGATGAGGCGCTGTGGCAGGCCTTGATGCGCCATATGACGCCTGCATCCGTGCCCGCAGACGGGCAGGTTCTGCTGTTCCGGTTGCAAAGCCGCGCGCTGGCCAAGCATCTGGGCATTCAGTGCGGGGGCGGCGCGCAGTTCATCCATGCCTGCCCGCGCGCAGGTGTGGTGCAAGCGCCGCTGTCTGCCCCTTGGGCGCGCCGGATCGTGGCGCGTTTCACCTTTCCCGCAGTTTTTGATCGAATGGAGTGACGCATGGCAACCTTGGTGCTTTCGGCGGTGGGTGCGGCAGTGGGGTCCAGCTTTGGCGGAGCTGTTCTGGGCCTGTCTGGTATGGTGATCGGGCGTGCGGTCGGTGCAACACTGGGCCGTGTGATCGACCAGCGGCTGATGGGCGCGGGGTCCGAGGTGATCGAGCATGGCCGCATGGACCGGCTGCGCCTGACCGGCGCGATGGAGGGTGCGCCCGTGCCCCGCGTCTGGGGCCGTGTGCGTCTGGGCGGGCAGGTGATCTGGTCCAGCACATTCCGCGAAAGGGTACGCAGTTCGGGCGGGGGCGGCAAGATCGTCAAGAAGCCGACCGTGCGCGAGTTCAGCTATTCGGTCTCGGTCGCGGTGGCGCTGTGCGAAGGTCCAATCCTTGGGGTCGGGCGTATCTGGGCGGATGGGCAGGAAATCGCACCCGCCGATCTGAACCTGCGGCTGTATCTTGGGGGCGAAGACCAGCTTCCCGACCCGCTGATCGAGGCGATTGAGGGGGCGGGCCATGCGCCGGCCTATCGCGGCATCGCCTATGTCGTGATCGAGGATCTTGAGTTGGGCGCTTTTGGCAACCGCGTGCCGCAACTGAGTTTCGAGGTCAGCCGCAACACACAAAGTGAAGCCGCGCAGAGTCTGAGCGACCATGTGCAGGCTGTGGCCCTGATGCCGGGCTCAGGGGATTTCGCACTGAGCACCACTCCGATTTATACACGAAACCGCTCGCATATTCTGGATGAGGCAAACCTTAATCCGCTGGCGCTGGCCTTTTTACAGCCGTTTATCAACCCTGTCAGCACGCCCATGAATCTGAACTCCCCCACAGGGGTGAGCGATGTCGAGGCGGCACTGGACACTTTGGTGCGCGAATTGCCCCAATGCCGCTCTGCCTTGTTGATCGTGTCGTGGTTCGGGTCTGATTTGCGCGCGGGCCTGTGCCAGATTGAGCCGAAAGTCGAATACTCCAGCCGCCTGGCCCCGGCGCAGCCGTGGTCCGTGGCGGGCCGCGCCGCCCTTGCCACGCCGGAAGTGGCGCGTGTTGCAGGGGAATTGGTTTATGGCGGCACCCCCTCTGACGCCTCGGTGATCGAGGCAATTGGCGCGTTGAAAGCGCGCGGGCAGGCGGTTGTCTATTACCCGTTCATCCTGATGGAAATCCTGCCCGAAAACGGCCTGCCCGACCCGTGGTCTGCCGCGGAAGATCAGCCCGTCTTGCCTTGGCGCGGGCGCATCACCACGGCAAAAGCACCGGGCCAGCCCGGCAGTGCGGACGGGACAATGCAGGCCGAGGCAGAAGTCGCCGCTTTCTTCGGGACAGCACAAGCCAGCGACTTCGCTGTCACTGCTGGCAGAGTCACCTATTCCGGCCCGTCAGAATGGCGCTACCGCCGGTTCATTCTGCATCAGGCGGCGCTTTGCGCGGCGGCGGGCGGGGTGGATGCGTTTTGCATCGGCTCCGAGATGCGCAGCCTGACGCAGATCCGCGGGGCGGCGCACAGCTTTCCCGCCGTCGCCGCGCTGATCGCACTGGCCGCCGAGGTGCGCGCCCTGCTGGGACCGGAGGTGAAGCTGACCTATGCCGCCGACTGGTCGGAATATTTCGGCTACATCACAGCGCAGGGCGACCGGTTCTTCCACCTCGACCCGCTTTGGGCGGATGAGAACATAGATTTCATCGGCATCGACAATTACATGCCGTTGTCGGACTGGCGGGACGGGCGGGCGCATCGGGATGCGGATTGGGGCACAGTCTATAATCTGGACTATCTGCGCGCCAATGTCGCGGGGGGCGAGGGGTATGATTGGTTCTATGCCACTGAAACCGACCGCCGCTCGCAAAACCGCACCCCGATAGTGGACAGTTCAGACTGGCAGGAAGACTGGATCTGGCGCAACAAGGATTTGCGCAGCTGGTGGGAAAATGACCATCACGAGCGCGTGGATGGGGTGCGCGCGACCAGCCCGACGGCATGGGTGCCCCGTTCAAAACCGTTCTGGTTCACCGAATATGGCTGTGCGGCGATTGATCGAGGTACGAACCAGCCGAATGTGTTTCTGGACCCGAAATCCTCTGAATCCTTTATGCCGCATTTCTCGCGCGGGTGGCGCGATGATGCTGTCCAGATGCAATATGTGCGGGCCGTCAATTCCTATTGGGCCGATCCTGCGCATAACCCCGTATCTGAGGCTTATGGCGGGCCAATGGTCGATATGGCGCGCGCGCATCTTTGGGCATGGGATGCGCGGCCTTATCCGTGGTTTCCCGGCAATCAGGCGTTGTGGTCGGATGGCGCAAACTGGCAGCGCGGGCATTGGATCACAGGGCGCGCAACCGGCCAGCCGCTGGACGGGGTGATCGCCGAGATTTGCGCGCGCGCAGGTGTTCGGGATGTCGATGTGAGCCGGGTTTACGGCGTGGTGCGCGGGTTTGCCTTTGCTTCGACCGAGGCACCGCGCGCCATGTTGCAGGCGCTGATGCTTGCATATGGCGTCGAGGCGGTGGAGCGTGGCGGCGTGCTGCGGTTCGCGATGCGCAACGGGCAGGCGGTCGCCGCCCTTGGGCCGGATGACCTGCTNCGCCATGACAGCGGTGATCTGGCTCTAACCCGCGCGCCAGNGGCGGAACTCTCTGGCCGCGTCCGGCTGGGCTATGTCGAGGAGGGCGCGGATTTCGACATGCGCATGGCCGAGGCGAGCTTTCCGGGGGACAGCGAAAGCCGGGCCTCTGGCTCTGATCTGCCGTTGGTGCTGACCGAGGGCGAGGCCGTGCTGATTGCCGAGCGTTGGCTGGCACAGGCGCGGGTGGCGCGGGACACGGCGCGGTTTCGGCTGCCGCCCTCGCGTAACTTGGGCGCGGGCGATGTGGTGGCGCTGGATATGGGGGCGGGTGGGGCGCTGTGGCGGATCGACCGCGTCACCCTGTCTGCAGGGCGCGAGTTAGAGGCCACGCGCGTGGAAGACGCGGTCTATGAATGGGGCGAGACGGCGCGCGCAGGTGGCACCCTGACCCCCTATCAGGCGCCCGTACCAGTGCAGCCTATCTTTCTGGACCTGCCGCTGATCACTGGCGAAGAGGTGCCCCAGCACCCGTGGCTTGCGGTGTCGGCGCGCGCTTGGCCGGGGCTGGTGGTGGTGCATCACCGCACGGGGCCAGATGCGTTCGCGTTGGACGCGCTGGTGGCCCGCCCGGCGCGTATTGGCGTGACGGAATCCCCGTTATTCGCTGCCCCGCCGGGCCTGTGGGATCGTGGCCCTGCGCTACGGGTGCGGATGCTGTCGGGCGGTCTGGACTCGGTCGCGCCTGCGGTGGTGCTGGGCGGGGCCAATCTGATGGCCATCGGCATGGGGGCCGCGTGGGAGCTGTTTCAATTCGCCGAGGCAGAGTTGGTCGCCCCCGGTGTCTATGATCTGCGTCTGCGTTTGCGCGGGCAGCAGGGCACCGATGGGGTGATGCCGCAAGTGTGGGCACCGGGGGCGGTGGTGGTGATGATCGATGCCGCGCTGGAACAACTGGCCCTGTCGCTGGACGGTTTGGGTCTGGCGCGAACATATCGCATCGGGCCTGCCAGCCGCCCGCTGAGTGACCCGAGCCATCACGATGTGACCGCGGTGTTCACAGGCGTGGGCCTGCGCCCTTATCGGCCCGCGCATCTGCGTGCGCGTTGGGGGGGCGGGGGCGATCTGCATCTGGCTTGGGTCCGGCGCACGCGGCGGGGGGGTGATGGCTGGGGGCTGGCCGAAGTGCCGCTGTTCGAGGCCTATGAGCGTTATATCCTGCGGGTGCGCAAGGGCGGCGCGGTGTTGCGAGAGGTGACCTGTGATGCGCCGGAATTCACCTATACTGCGCAGGCGCAGGTGCACGATGGGGTTGCGGACAGTTTTGCGATTGAAGTGGCGCAACTCTCGGATGTGTTCGGACCCGGTCCCTTTGCACGGCTGGAATTGGGCCAGTGATGCGCCCCCGCGCGCACGCGGCCCGCCCACCCACCCCCGCAAACCGGCGCTGCCGGTTTGCTTGCCGCTTGCGCAC